TTGCGCCACCGCTTCTGCGACGCCATCCCCGACGCCACTTTGTTGATCTCGGCGAAGCCATGCACCCAGAAAAATTCGTCGAAGTAGAAATTGCCCGACCGCCCTTGCGCCGTGCGGAAGTTGGTGCCCAGGAAGTGCAGCTCGGCGTTGTTCCACAACACGATGGGGTCGCCCGTCAGCTTCACCCCCAGCACCTCATTCAAAAACGCCTGCATGTAGGTCTTGAACTGGTGCGCCTGCGCCTTGCTGGCGGAAAGGAAAATCTGGTTGCGCCCCGTGGTGATCGCATCGATCAACGCCTCACGGGCAAAGTAGAAAGTCGCCCCAATCTGGCGGCTTTTCAGGATCATCCGCGTGCGCTGATTGCCAGCGCGCCACCAATCGAGCTGATAGTCGAAACAGCTGTCGCGGAAGGCCTCAACCAGCGTCTCGATCTGCTCTTCGCTCAGCTCATTGCGCACCGGCGCCTTCTTCGGCCCCTCGTTGCGCTTCTCGATGTTCGGGTTTAGATCCGCCTCCGACCCGCCGCCCTGGTACTTCTGGATTCGCGCCTGCCGCTCAAGCTGGCGATGCAACAGGTCAATTTCCTTGAAGTCGCCGCTGGTCTTGCCGTCTTTCAGAATCAGCTGCACCAGGCGCGCTTCCAGCGCCCCGCCGATTCGCTCGACGTTGTCCGCCCTATCCCACTCGTCGCGGCTCTTCCAGCTATGGACGGTGCGCTCTTTCTCGCCCAGGTAATCGGCGATATCGGTGACGCGCCACCCCGTCCAGTACAGAAACTTGGCCTGGCGGCGGCTGTCGGTGAAGGGTGCGGGCTGAGCGATAGCATTCATGGCGCCGATGCTGCCGCCCGCGCGCGTGAGGCCCTACCGGCTGGCGTCGTACCGCCCCCCGTACCGCCGCCCGCGCGTTGCCGCGCCCTGCCCGCGTGCCGACCATGCCCTCAACGCAAAGGCACTGCCGCCGCATCGAGGACAAGCCCCCATGAAGAAATTCCGCTCCAAGTGGTTCCGCGTCGCCATCGAAGGCGCCACCACTGACGGCCGCCATATCGAACGTCAATGGATCGACGAAATGGCCGCCACCTACGACCGCGCAAAATACGGCGCCCGTGTGTGGATGGAGCATATTCGCGGCGTCCTGCCAGACTCCCCCTTCCGTGCCTACGGCGACGTGCTCGCCCTGAAAGCCGAAGACGTGCAGATCGACGGCAAGACCGTGCGCGGCCTGTACGCCCAGATCGAGCCGACCGACGACCTCGTCACCATGGTCAACAAGCTCAAGCAGAAGATTTTCACCAGCATCGAAGTGCGCGAGAAATTCGCCGCCACAGGCAAAGCCTACTTCATGGGCCTGGGCGTCACCGACACCCCGGCCAGCCTCGGCACCGAAATGCTCACCTTCGCCGCCCAGAACCCGGCCGCCAGCCCGCTCAAGGCGCGCAAGCAAGACCCGTCCGACCTCTTCACCGCCTGCGAAGAAGTCGAACTCGAATTTGAAGAAATCACCGAAGAGCCCAGCAAGATCGACGGCCTGTTCAGTCGCGTCCTGGGCATCCTCGGCAAGGTCAAGGACAAGTCGGTCAAGGATGACGCCCAATTCTCCGAGCTGACCGACGCAGTGGAAGCGCTGGCCACCCACGCCAAGGAACAGGCCGACGCCTTCACCGCAGAAACCAACGCCCGCGCAAAACTCCAGGCCGACCACGACAAGCTGGCCGCCGATTTCGCCGACCTGCTCAAGCGCCTGGAAAACACCCCGAGCAAACAGCACAGCCAACGCCCTGCGGTAACCGGTGGTGACGGCAAAACCCTCACCGACTGCTGATCCCCAACGGACAAAGCCCCAGCCAAGGAACACCGGAGAACCACATGCGCAACGATACCCGCCAACACTTCGCCGCCTACCTCGAACAGCTCGCCAAGCTCAGCGGCGTGTCTGACGCCACCAAAACCTTTGCCGTCGACCCGACTGTCCAGCAGCGCCTGGAAACCCGCATGCAGGAATCCAGCGAGTTTCTCAGCCGTATCGGCATGATCGGCGTGGACGAGCTCAAGGGCGAGAAAGTCGGCCTCGGCGTCAGCAGCACCATTGCCGGACGCACCGACACAACCGGCGCCGGTGTACGTACCCCTCGTGACATTTCTGACCTGACCAAGGACGGCTACGAATGCCGCCAAACCGACTTCGACACCGCCGTGCGCTATGCGCAGCTCGATGCCTGGGCCAAGTTCCCTGACTTCCAGGCCCACCTGCGTGACGCCATCCTCAAGCGCCAGGCGCTCGACCGCATCATGATCGGCTTCAACGGCACCAGCGCGGCCGCCACCACCGACCGCGCCGCCAACCCGCTGCTGCAAGACGTCAACATCGGCTGGCTGCAGAAGTACCGCACCAAGGCCCCGGCCCGCGTACTCAAGGATGGTAAAACCGTTGGCAAAATCGTCATCGGCACCGGCGCAACCGCCGACTACAACAACCTCGATGCCCTGGTGTTCGATGCCATCGCCAACCTCATCGACCCCTGGCACCGCAAAGACCCCGGCATCGTCGTCATCCTCGGCAGCAACCTGGTGCACGACAAATACTTCCCGCTGATCAACAAGGAACAGCCAGCGTCCGAGAAACTGGCCACCGACATGATCATTTCGCAGAAGCGCATGGGCGGTAAGCAGCCGGTCGAAGTGCCCTACGTGCCCGACAGCGCCATGCTCATCACCAGCCTGGAAAACCTCGCCATCTACTGGCAGACCGGCGGTCGCCGTCGCTACGTCCAGGAGAACCCGAGCAAAAACCGCATCGAGAACTTCGAGTCCAGCAACGACGATTATGTCGTCGAGGACTACGGCCTCGGCTGCCTGGTCGAAAACATCGAGCTGCTGGAGGCCTGACAGCCATGGCCCTGAGCCCCGCCAAGCGTCACTTCCTGCGCGTCACCGCCGCGCAGGAAGCCGCCAGCACTACCGCCGACCAACCCATGGCCGGCACCGGCGCCTACGAGCTGCAAATGGCCCAGCTGCACCAGCACTACCAGCAGCTCAAAGGCATCCAGAGCACCCAGGGCAAAGAGGAACTCAAGGCCAAAATCCTGCCGGACTATGCCCCCTACGTCGCCGGCGTACTCGCCGGCGGCCAGGGCGCCCAGGACGAGGTGCTCACCACTGTCATGGTGTGGCGCCTCGACGCCGGTGATTACCAAGGCGGGCTGGAAATTGCCGCCTACGTGCTCGAGCACGGCCTCACCATGCCCGACCGCTTCGCCCGCACCACCGGCTGCCTGGTGGCCGAAGAAATCGCCGAAGCCGCGCTCAAGGCACTCAAGGCCGGCGGCACCTTCGACATTGGCGTCCTCGCCGAGGCTGACCGCCTCACCGCTGGCGAAGACATGCCCGACGAAGTGCGCGCCAAGCTCATGCTTGCCCTGGGCCGAGTCGCAGCCGCCCAGGTCGACCCCGAAAAACCGAACCCTGCTGACGTTCACAGCCTGGAAGCGGCCCGCCACTTCCTCACCCGCGCCCTGGAGCTGCACGACAAATGCGGCGGCAAGCGCGACCTGGAGCTAGTAGACCGTCAGCTCAAAAAACACGTTGGCCAAGCCAACTAACCGAGCCTTCCCCGGCACCCCGGCGGCTCGGGGCTGATCAGCAGGTAACTCCTTCCCGCGCTGTGACGCCCCGACCACCGCCGACTTATTCGAGCGACCAGCCATGCAGCAATTCGCCCACCAATACCAGTGCGAGTGCCACGTCACGCCAGCCGCTGCGCACCTGCGCCAAGTCGCCGAGCAATACATCCGCGACACCGAAGCGTACGACCGCACCGTCTGCACTGGCCCAATCATCCGTGGCGAAATCATGCCCGCCACACTGCATGAGCGCGGCCAGATCAACCGCTTTGCCAGCCAGTTGCTGGCCCGTCTGATCCTCGACAATGCGGGGCGCTTCACCGCCGTCGACCTGCGCCGTGAAATTGCCCGAACCGAGGGCCGTGGACGATGAGCGGATTCGTAGCCAGCGCACCCGCGCAGCCATTCACACTCACCAACGACGGCTTCTGGCCCGACATCGACGCCAACCACCTGCGCGAACGTCAGCGCATCGGCGGCAACGTCAGCAACGCCCGCCTGGAAGAAGCCGCCGCCGCCGCCATGATCAGCGTCAACCGCGAACTGCGCACCCTCAAGCTGCGCTATATGGCCCAGGGCGCTGAAACCCTGAAAGACGTCCCAGCCGAACAGATCAACAACGAGAGCGAACTCGTCCACACCTACCGCCGCGCCATCTACAGCACCGCCAGCGCCGAAGTGGCCGAGCGCTACCGCACCTACTCCGCCACCAACACCGGCGCCGCCAAGGGTGAAGAAGAAGAGCAAAGCGCCGACGACTACCGCCGCGACGCCCGCTTCGCCATCCGTGACCTGCTCGGCATCAGCCGCAC